TACAGACTTCCCAGAAGGCTCCTACGAGCAAAAAGAAGTTCGCGAAGAATATACGCAAGATACCTCTTTTCTTTTTGTATAGCACTACTAGGATAAAGATAGATATTTGGCGTATAGGTAATTACTTACTTACTTTTTCGGTCGCTTTTAGGTATAGTTCTTCCGGTTACTCACTTGAAAGGACTCAATATGGGAAACAAACGTAAACAGGCACGTCGCGCAGCTCGCCAGGCACTTAAGTCAAAGTCGCGTATTCTCGGATACGAGATCGACACTATTATCGTAGACGAGCTGGCCTCCGCCGCCCCTGCTCTGCCCCCAAAACCGAAGCGTGACACTTCCCCCATAGAGGCACGCAATGAGGCCCAGGCCCACTATCTTATCTCCCTTGATAGCAAAGCACTGACGTTCGCCACTGGCGAAGCCGGCTGCGGTAAAACCTTCCTGGCGACGGCAGTCGCGGCACAGCGATTACTCGATAAGGAAGTCGAGCGAATTATCATTACGCGCCCTGTACTGCAGGCAGAGGAGGATTTGGGCTTCCTGCCTGGCGATATGGCTGAGAAGTTCGCTCCATTCTTTCGTCCCGTCTACGATGTGCTCCAGAAGCGCCTTGGTGCTTCATTTCTCGAATACTGCCTAAAGCCAGAGGTGGCCAAAGTCGAGATCGCACCCTTCGCATACATGCGAGGTCGCACGTTCGAAAACGCTGTGGTCATCCTCGATGAGGCCCAGAACGTGACGGCGTCACAAATGAAGATGTTCCTAACTCGGATGGGTGAGAACGTAACGGTCATCGTGAATGGTGATGTAACCCAATGCGACCTGCCGGGTAATGTTAAATCTGGTCTTGAGGACGCCCTGCAGCGGTTCCAGCCATCTCGCCAGATAGGGCTCATTGAGTTCACGGCCGAAGATTGCGTGCGCTCAGAGCTGTGTAAAGTGGCGCTTCAAGCCTATCTGTAAGGAAAAAATGATTGTTATGGCGATCTCGAAAGAATACTTACCTTTACCGTTCGGTGTGGTCGGCTACTATCCACCTGGATCAGAGATCGGCCGCAACCCCCAGTTCTGCGAGGATAACCGAGAGAAAACAATGAAGTTTGTGATTTATGGACGAGAAAATTGCTCCTTCTGCAAGCGAGCCGTTGAGCTGGCGAAGCAGCTGCAGGGCCATGGATATGGCGAATATCAGTACATCGATATTGTCGCTGCCGGGATCGATAAACAAAAGTTGAGTGAGATGGTTGGGAAGCCGGTAGAAACCATTCCCCAGGTGTTTTTGGACGATGTTCCAATCGGTGGTTACACAGAATTTGCTGCTTTCGCAAGCACTCTGTAATACAATACGGCTCCGTTTGGGGCCGTTTTGATTTGTCGCTTTTGATAACAGAGCGTACACTTAGGTACGAGCCATTTAGCTGTAAAGAGGTTTTATGCATTTAGAAAATTGCTTGGAAGATATGAATGTCATTAGCAATGCTCTTGCTACCGTGACTTCTAACGCTTCACGCTTTTCGAATGCAAATAGCACTCCGAAAGCATTCCCGAAGCGTGTACACACAAAATTTAAGATGCGTCCCCGTATCGGCGGCATCACAAGGTCGACGAGGCCCGGTTTTGCAGATTCCCATGAGTTCAGACTGCCGCAAACGGAAGGCATTCCGGTTGCTGAAAGCGATACCGCAGCTCAGCTTGCGGATATTGAACAAAGGCTCGCAGAGCTGACGGCGAAACACGTTCAGTTGACCCATAACATTTCAGGTTACAGTGCGGAACAGATCCGCGATACTTTCGGTGAAAGCCGTTACGAGGACTTGAAGAACGTTGACCTGTCCATACGCGGTTTAGAAGGCTTCGTTAACAAGTTCATCCGTGACGCTGAACTGCCACATCCGTACCTGAAACGTTTGAGTGATGCTATCACTGAGTACCGTCTGGCGGTTTCTGACCTCCTGATGATTCTAAATCAGTGCTTTAACGAGGTAGAAGTTATCGAATCGCAGACAGGCCTCATTGATGAGGACGTCTTCGCAAACTTCTCCTTCCATTAAGGCTGAACGATGAAAGTCACATGGAACAGTGATAGTTACGCCCAATTTTTGGAGCCGGTCTTCAGAGTAATGCCAGATCTGAAGACCTCCTTACTTGCTGACTTTGTGAGTTTTAAGAACGGCTTTTATCCGGCCGTTTTTGGCAAAGATGGCCCCTATACCGAACCTGGTTCTGTAGTTTCCTCTCGTGTTTACCACGTTCATCTCTTATTCACCAAGCAAGAACGAAATAGTCACCGAAACAGGTTCAACTGTACAAGCGACCGCGCCCTCGTTTATACCCAGCACGCCAAGTTTCAGGACGTGTATAGTCTGCTGGCCATCTTCCCGAAAGAGGCACACAAAACAGCCAGTGATCCAGTCAAAATGAGCGACATCGCCAAATACGCGGCAGCCTTCCAGAAATTAACAAACCCGTAGTTACCTGCAGCTCCATGCCTTTCTCTTTCGTAGCGTGGTTCCATTGCGATAATTTTCATATTTTTTAGGCACTTAATCTAGTCTTTGCGCGTATGCATAAATATACGAGAAATAACGGTACAGAAAGCGGCAGGCAAAATAACCACAAAATAATGAACATGCCATACACACCGCTATTCACGCCAATGTGACGATCCCAAAAGGGTTTGGTCATTATCTTAAGGGCTAGTTTCTCCGAAGTATAATATGAGAATGGGTACAGGACGGCGCTTAAAACAAGATATGTAACCACAAATGGCATATAAGGAACATAGTCAGGAAAAATGAGTCCGTCATGCATATCGCGCACTATAAAATAGATCAGATAGCCATAACCACACCATCCCCATAAGCAGTGCCGTAAATAATATATTAAGGTCATCATCTATGATTCCTTCATAGCTATACCGTTAAAGCTATCATATCATGAATTGACGAAGTACCCCCTTCGAGACCAGGCGGCATCGAGACAGCCATAGACTCAAACATGACTAAACTGGCACCGGACAACGATGGGACATAACGCAAAGACAAGGGTGATGTCGCAAACAAACAAGCGGGAATTGGCACGGCCCTGATGACTAATTTTCAAAAAAAGGCCATTCTATGATTCCATACTTGGTAGGTATGGAATCATTAGACAAAAGAGGGTATTTTAGGTTGATCTCAATAAAAACAATGCCTAATATACTGTATATAAACACAGTATAAAAAGCGTCATACAGTGGCCAGATTATGAAAAACACGTTTGACAGAGCACGCGCAGCGGAAAACACGTCACAGGAAGCTATCACCTATCTGGATCGGGCATCGCAGATGGATGCCAGGTCGGTCTCGATGCAGGGTGCCGATCTGACTTTCGCCGACGCATTTATGTTATTCACTCGCTTATCATTATTGATAACTCGCCGCCGGCCCGAGATAGCTGTCCATTGTGTTTTGATACATGTTCTCCCGCATATCGCTCAGGAAAAAGTAAGTAACCTGAATAGAATAATGGTGAATCAGCTGGTCAACCCGCTGATCCTTGAAGGGAAGATCGTGATGGGGCGCCGTGTTTTTTCCATCATGAAGCAGTTCCTGGGATGGTGTGCCTTCCAGGGAATTATCGAAACATCGCCCCTGAATGATATGTCGCTGAACAAAGTTGCCGGCGGCGCGAAGACGGCACCGCGGGAACGATGCCTGACGGACGCAGAGGTTTGGGTATTCTGGAATGTCTGGGACTATTTCGACGTATGTCCAGGCACGAAATGGGCGGCAAGGCTTTGCCTCGTAGCTGCCAGACGTCCAGATGAAGTGCTGCGGGCCAGAGTAAGCGAGTTCGACCTTAAGCTGAATGTATGGAATCAAGGATCTCGCAACAAATCGGCCCGGTCGCACACCCTTCCGATGAGCTCACTGATGCGGAAGTGCGTAGAAGAATTGATTGATTATGGCGCCGGCAGCCAGTGGCTCGTCCCGTCAAACAAAAAGAAAGCTGATACGCCAATGTCGAAGGTGGCAATAGCCCAAGCGTTGAGGCGGATTCTAGAGCGACCAGAGCTTGGGGAAGTGGAGTCGTTTACCCCACGTGATCTGCGTAGAACGGCACGCAGCTACTTTCCTGCCCTTAATATTTCACAGGAAGTATCACGTAAGATCATGAATCATAGTCTGGAAGGTATCGACCGTGTATACGACCGATATGACTACATGGATCAGATGCGAGAAGCCCTTGAGAGCTTCTCATCGTACATCTCGTCGATTGTTGAGCAACCAGATTTAGAAGAAATTGACCACAAAATGAAGGGAGATCGCCTATCCACCGAGCTGATCAGAGTAAACTTCTCATAGCTTTTTAATTGCTTCGACAACCTGCTCAACACCATCAGTTTGAGCCGGAAAGCGGTTGCGGAAAGCTGCGAGAACCTCACGTTCTTCCGGAGTCAGCGGCGCTATGCCCTGGTCTCGTAAAAAATCTGCCAGCTCAGGCTGACGGTCTTCAAGAACCATCATCATGAGACGTACTGGGTCTGCATTCAGTGCTTCTGCCAGTGGTAGCACTTTCTCTACCGGCAGCGGAATTCTTCCCTTTTTTATCAGGGACAAAATGTTGGGATTCTTGTAACCAATCTCACGGGAGATCGCCGACTGACTTTTCGGCGAAACAGTGATTAAAGAATCGATGTAGGCGACGTAACGAGCGGTCTTCTCATCGGCCATTGTCATTGTAGTTACTATCCTCGTGTGATCTTTTGTATGGTAAGTACTTACCGATATTACAGCAACGGTTATTATTGTAAAGTCTTACATCCGGCTATTTGCAGGCAATTATCGCACATAAATCACGCGAAATAAGGTATAAATTAGTAAAATCCGGTACTTCTGTTGATTTTTTTGATTATTTTTGTTTAAGACATTACGATACATTTTTATTAACTTTTATATCAATAGGTAGTACCATCACCTCCAAATGAAACCAGTTGATTAGGATGCTATTAATGGAAAAATTGTCATCTAATTTACTTGCTCTGAATGTAGGCAATGTTTTCGCGCTGACACACCTGGAGGCTGCAGAAGTACTATCTGAGTTACCAAATCACCAGGTAAACGTTAGAGCGCGCGACGCTACTGTTTTCCGGTTCTCCCTAGAAAATGGCTCTTTCACGCTGATCAATACTGGCGACCTCTCTTTCGCGGTTCGAATCAACTAAAATTTATAACCCGCCTATAACTCATTGATCCCCTGCGCGAATTGCTTCCTCCCCTGTTCGCGCAGTGTTATTTTCTTATATCTGAAAACAATTTGTTTACTCGATAAGGAAAGAACATGGCAACCAAACCCAGCAAAACTGTACTCAAAGAGGTACAGGACTTCCGCGATTCCGTAAAACGCGTCGTTGGTCTTCTTTCGGGCAAGAACATTCCTGTAGCTGAATGCGGAGATACAGCATACGTTCGCTACAATAAAAAGGGTGAGCCAGTCATGGTTAACATCCCATCCATACCAGATGACGCAAGCCCTGCGCTTATGAATGCCATACGTGGATTCCTTGATCACGAGGTTGGCCATCTCCTTTTCACAGACGAAAAAGTCGTCAAGAAAATGCGCAACACAAAGGCATTCGGACTCTGGAATGCCCTGGAAGACGTCTACATCGAACGTCGCATGAGTGAAGTGTTCACCGGCAGCCGGCGCAACCTATTATCCACACGTAACCTCATGATTGATAAATATTTTAATCCCCACATTAAAAAGGCGGTAGCGATGTGCCGCGGGGATCAACGCGAGTTGTTTCTAAAGTTCTTCCTCTGTCCGGTTCTACGGGCGTGGGATGGCCAACCAACTTTTGCTGATTTCATGGAGGAGCACTGGCGCCTCATCGATAAACCTATTGCCGTTCTGAAAGAGTTTGGCGTCGATGAAGCTGTCCGTCGTATGGATAGCACTGAGGATTGCGTCAAGGTTGCAGCAGCAATGGCTAAGATCCTGCGTGAAATGACTGAGATGCCAGAAGGGCCGTTACCTGAACGTGAGTCCTCTGTAACCAAAAAGACCGAACCAGAAGAAGACAGTTCAGATGAGCCGGCTGCTGGAGACGATAGTGAGGTTTGTGACGAAGAGGGACTCGATAGCACTCCTGATGAGTTTAGCTCTGACGATGAAGATGATGAAAAATCAGACAAATCGATAAGTAAGCACATACCTAACAGTGATGAAGTAATAAATGATACAGAAAGCAAACCTGAAGATGGCGATTTAGGCCATGAAAATGTTGACGACTTGCCTGAAAGCGAAGAAACGACAGCTGATGATCCTGTTACATCTCTGGGCTCGGATGTAGGGGAAGAAGTGGATGATGAAGGTGATTACAATCCCTCCACGGATGATGGCTCAGAGGACAGGCATGGCAGCTCCTCTGATGACAGCGAAGCTGTCGAAGACGGTGAAGGTAAGGCAGATAAAGACGGTGGCAAGGAGAAGGATGAAGGGGATCGGGACACCTCGGATGAAAGCGATGCCGGCTTTGCCCCACACGCTGACGATATGTCTCTTGATGATGCTCTCAAGGCATTAGAAAACGTTGATGAAGAGATAGGTTCTTCAACCGAAGATGCGCTGGCGTCGGCGATCAAGTCGGAGCTGGCCAGCGCGTCACTATCTGATTACCGGCCATACAATCGCTCCTACGACTTCCTGGGGCCAATTGACGAGGCAGAAGAGCATATTAAGCGCGCCAGAAAAGCTTTTGGCGCAATCCCTATGTATTCGCCCGTAGATCGCTACCGCATTGTTCCAGAGGGAAGAAAACTGTTTGAGATGAAGGTGGAGAGACATCTGTCTTCCTCGGTGTCATCTACCTTGGCCAAAGACCTGGAGCGCGCGATCGCCAGTCGCAACCGTGTTCAGTTCATCCCTGGCCAGCGTCGTGGACGCGTACATGGGGCGAGTCTTTACCGACTGTCGATGAATGACGATCGGGTATTCCGGAGAAAAGAAGACCACAAGGCCGTGAACGCGTGCGTTCAACAGGTCATCGATTTGTCAGGTTCAATGGGCGGCCGAAAAATCGAGCTCGCGCTGGCATCCGCATACACACTGGCTGACGCCCTAGATCGTATCCACGTTCCGAACGTCATTACCGGCTTCACTACGTATGGCAATCCGGATGTAGCAACTATGTCGAAACGTGGGTTTAGCCGCTTTGAAGCGCTTATGCTGCCGATTATTAAAAACTGGCATGAAAAAGCGAACTCCCCAGAGATACGTGCTCGTATGGGCTGTGTGGCAGAGACTTTCCCCCTGCTAAACAACGTGGATGGCGAGAGCATCGCACAGCTGGCTTCTCTGTTTGCAGGGCGTATGGAAGACAAGAAGATCATGATTGTGCAGAGCGACGGCGCCCCATGCGCTGCGGGGGATGGCTTTAGTAACCATCTGCGCTCTGTAACGAATGACATCGAAAACACAAGTGACATCAACCTGTTGGCCATTGGCATTCTTACGGACGCGCCGCGCCGGTATTACAAAAACTATGCGCTAGTGAATAAGGTCGAAGAGTTGGGTACGTCAGTTGTCAGCGAGTTATCTCGTATCATTTTAGGGTAAATCTTGCGCCCTATAAAATAAGTAACTAGTTACTATAAAGCCTGATACATTCGTATAGAATAGAGCCCAGAAACGACAACAAGTAAGGAAAAACACATGACCGCGACTGCGCTACCACAAGACGCCCACTCTGATGCCGTCACCTGCAAATGGTGCGGAAAATCCTTCCATCACCTCAAATCCCACATTTCGATGGGTCGGTGCGAAGGAATTCCGGAAGAAGCCAAAGGGCTTGGTGTGGATGACGTAGTGAAAATGTACACCACAGCATTCCCCGGGGAACCAACGCTGTCTCCAAAGGCCATTGAAGCGTTAAAGAATAAACGCTCTGAGAAGGCTGGCGCAGACGGCAAAATCGCGGATATCAGTTCCCACCCTGGCTATGCAGGGACAGTCGAATACAAAACAGAGCTTGTCGCCGCGCACGAGCTGCTTGGCCTGACTATCAAGGAACTTGGCACGCCCCGAGGCAAACCCCTTCAGGTGACGGTCAACATTAACACGCCATATCCGGAATTCGTGCCAGAAGTGAAAGCCGGCTATGTATACGGCGACTTCGATCTGATTAAAGACATCTTCATGATGCTGGAGATCGGCATTCCTGGTTATCTGTGGGGTCATGCTGGTACGGGGAAAACCTCTCTGCCAACCCAGCTTTGCGCGCTCCTGAATCGCCCGGTTATCCGCTCACAGCATACGGCATCAACTGAGGAAGCCCATATTACGGGCCAGATTCTGGCGCGAGAAGGCACAACCTACTTTGAACCTGGGCTTCTGTCGCTGGCGATGAAGAACGGTTGGGTCTATCTGGCAGACGAATACGATTTTGCGTTCCCGCAGATTCTGGGGATCTACCAGCCAGTTCTTGAAGGCGAACCACTCGTAATCAAAGAAGCGACACCAGACTGGCGTCGCGTGGCGCCGCATAAGCGCTTCGCCTTCATCGGTACAGGCAACACTAATGGTTCAGGGGATGAAACGGGGCTTTATCAAGGAACGAACATCCAGAACGCGGCTAACTTCTCTCGCTTTGGCATCGTATCTCACGTCAAGTACATGAAGCCTGGTGCTGAGGTGAACATGCTGGTCGAAGCGGGAATCATCCGTGAATACGCCGAAAAAATGGTTAAGTTCGCCAATCTGGTACGAGACGGATATGAGCAACACCTGATCAGCCAACCAATCGGCCCGCGTGAGCTGCTTCTGTCCGCAAAAATCGGAATGATGCGAGGTGATTTCGCAGCCGGCATCGAGAAGTCATTCATCAATAAACTCCCCTCCACCTCTGCGCAAGCGGCGCGTGAAGTGGTTCAGAAAATCTTCGGTTAATCGTGCGTAAAGGTTGTTTTGGATCTCTTATCGCAGCTTCTGAAACTGGCGCGGCCTGTTTGTCATGCGCTCACAGGCCTGACTGCCACCAGGCAGCCAAAGGAGTTGCGATTTCGATATACGGGAAGTTCGTCGGCTTCCCCAACGACAAAATTAAGAAAAAACAGAAGGTAAAAACACATGAAAGCACTGATGGTCAGGACTGATTTTTCCCTGGGAGAATCAGCACTGAAAGCAGAGCACGCAGTAAAGGTAGCAAAGGAGGCTGGCTATACCGCGGTTATCTCTGCTGACACGATGAATATCGCCAGCGTTATCCCCCTGCAGCGAGCAGCTGGCGATGAGATGGCGGTGATCTGTGGTGTTAAGCTGAATGTTGTCGACGATCCAACATACGAGTACCGGGCTAAACTGGCCAAAGAGTCTAATGGATGTATGGAATCATTGGAACGTGGGCGTAACTACTGCTTCACCGCACTGATTAAAAACGAGCAAGGTTATCGCGACATTTGCGAACTAATGACTTTAGCCAATACCCGCGAGCAGTTTTACTTCGTACCACGCCTGGCGCTCGAGCAGCTGGCGGCTACTTACGCTAAAGGCAATATACTGTTGCTGACTTCGGATATCGGCAGCGTATTCCAGCGCCCGGACTTCGCTAAAATTATTAGCGCGCTGATTACTGCCGGCGGACGCGAGAATTTCTACAGCGTCGTTTATCCGCACCCTACGCCATTCTATGACCAGATCAACGTGCGAGCCATGAAAGTGGCAAGCGCACTGAAAATCGAGCCCGTTGCGTTTTACCCAGCTTATTACGAAGGGGTTGATGACGCTGACATCAAAGACATCGCCCACATGGTGATGAACAATATCAAAGTCGATCAGCCACACCGGCTGCGTATCCCCCACCAGCGTGACAATGCAATAAATGGTCGTCGTCATCTGCTGCAGGCTCTGAAAGAGTTTTCTGTCCGTATGGGCGTATCTGTGTCTGCCGCCATGGCTTCTACAACGCAGGACTCCATCGTTAAGGCGTGCGAATGGCGCTGGCACGAAATGGCACCGGCACTGCCAAAAATGGCAGACGATGAGCCTGCAACGTTGATGAAGCTGGCTGTCGCAGGGCTTCGAAAACGTCTCAGCAACAAAGAATTTGGCTACACGCCACCAGCTTCCGAGCACCGCGTTTACGTCGATCGCCTCAAGTATGAAATGGAGACGCTCACTCGCCTGGGATTCTGCGGTTATTTCCTGATGGTTCGCGATCTGATGAATCATAGTCGCGAGACAGGTATTCCGGTCGGGCCAGGTCGTGGTTCATCCGCCGGCTCTCTGGTGGCATGGTGCATCGGCATTACTAACGTTGACCCAATCCGTCATGGTCTTCTGTTCGAACGTTTCATTAACCCTGAACGTCTCGACTTGCCGGATGCGGATTTGGACTTTAGCCAGGCGCGGCGCCATGAGGTGATCGAGTATCTGAATGCCCGATATGGCGAAGAGTATGTTGCAGGCATTCCGAACTTCACTTATCTGGGCGCCGCTTCCGCACTGCGCGACACAGCGCGTATTTATGGAGTTGATGCGGCGGATATGGCTGTTTCCAAGGAGCTAAAGACCCTGGAGGATGACAGTTTATCTCTGTCGGAGCTGCGCGAGCAGCTGGCCAGCCTGGACAAGTACGCCACCAAACATCCGGACGCATTTAAGGCGGCGAGCAAGTTGCAAAACCTGATGCGTGGCTTCGGCCGCCATGCTGCAGGGATGATTGTCGCTGGCGTACCTCTGACGGAACGTACCCCTGTAGAGCGACGTGGAGACGCGCGTTGCATCGCATTCGATAAACGATACTGCGAGGCCATGGGGCTGATCAAACTGGACGTTCTGGGCCTGGCCACTCTCGATCTGCTGGATAGCGCAAAACGTTACATCAAAGAGAGCACCGGCAAGGACATCAACCTCGATGCCATCCCACTGGATGATCGCAAAGTACTTGATGGATTCGCCGCGGGGTATACGCAAGGTGTGTTCCAGCTTGAGTCCGGCCCCATGAGGAAGCTACTCAAAGATCTGGGTGGTGGTATCGAGCCAATGAGCTTCAAAACCATTGTGGCCACAACTGCGCTTTTCAGACCAGGTCCAATTCAGTCAGGCATGTTGGACGACTATGTCTCCGTGGCAAAAGGTTTTATGGCTCCACATTCAATTCATCCGCGTCTTGAGGAAGCAACTAAAGAAACCAACGGCGTTTTACTCTATCAAGAGCAGATCATGAAAAGCTCTCGCGTACTCGCTGGATTCTCTATGGCTGAGGCTGACGCTCTGCGTTCCGCTATCGGTAAAAAGAACATGGATAAGATGAAAGCGATCGGCAGCGATTTTGTAGAACGAGCGCAAGCAGGTTGGGTGACACTGTCACTTGAAAACGGAAGCACAGTAGAAGTCCACAAAAAGGCCAAGCTGATGTGCTCTGACGGCAAACGCAGAACCTATGACGAAGCGATTGGTGATAACGCTGATATTGTTGATTTTGGAGTTTGACGGTGGAAGAAATTTGGAAATCCATTCCTGAGTTTGAAGGTTATTACGAAGCATCCAGTTTAGGTCGCATTCGCTCTTTAGATGTTATACGAACAGCCCCCAATGGGGGCGAATGGGTGAAGAAGGGGCAAATCCTCAAACCTCGCGTAATCAATGATTTTGGACATCTGGGCGTGAAACTAAGCGTCAACGGCGTCAAATGCGACCGCACAGTTCATTATCTGGTAGCAACTGCATTCCACGGAGAACGACCAGAAGGCTTACTTATTCGTCATCTTGACGGAAGACCATCAAACAATGCGCCCTCCAATCTCGCGTATGGCACTCAAGTCGACAACATGGCTGACGCCATTGCACACGATACCGTTGAGTTTGGTGAGAGGCGCTACAACGCCAAGCTAACCAACGAAGTCGTCATTGCTATTCGCATTAAAAAGTCAGAAGGCGCTCTGAACAAAGACCTCGCGGCCGAATATGGTTTAACTGAGCTTTACATTCACCATATCGTCACCGGGAAGAAATGGGCACGAGTTGGTGGGCCGATCGTTGTCTCAAGAGCATCCAAAAAACTGGATGCTGAAGCAAGAGCTGAGGTGGTCGCCTTGCGCAAGGCTGGCGCAACCTATGAAAAGTTGCGAGAAAAATTCGGCATCTCTAACACTCAAATCGCAAATATCTTAAAAAAAGCTAGCGTTTGAAGCTAATGACGGGAAAAACACATGAAAATTGCCAAAGTTATTTCCGAGCAGGAAGGTCTTAGCCCTGAGAAAGCCCAAGAAGTATGGGACGCCTTTGAGAAGTTCGGTGGATATGCCTTCAACAAATCACACTCCGTTGCCTACTCGCTGATCAGCTATCAGTCTATGTGGTTAAAGACACATTACCCTGCTGAGTTCTTCGCTGCTGCTCTCACCATTCTGGGCGAGGATAAGCACCAGGGGCTGGTTAAGGATGCGCTGACCTATGGCATTCGCGTATTGCCACCAGACGTTAACGTGTCATCTAACCGAATTGAGATCCGCACGCTGGAAGACGGCAGCCAGGTTCTGTATGCGCCATTCTCTGCTGTGAAAGGCTGCTCTGAGAATGGTTGCCAGGCCATCATGAGAGCGCGTGAGAAAGTTGGCGGCAAATTCGAGTCACTTGAGCAATTTGAGGAAGCGGTCGAGAAGCGAGCCTGTAACAGCCGAGTACGTGAGTCTCTACAAAAGGTTGGTGCATTCGCCTCTATTGAACCTGGCAGTATGCCGGCGACCGATCCGGAACGTCTGCGCGATCAGGCAGAGCTGATGGGCAATCTGGTGATCGATGCGGTGAAAGCTTCACGCCCATTTGAAATGAACCCAAAACGCTCTGCAGAGGTCAATGTGCTGATGACTCGCATGGCCGCAGAAATGGGTCTGGGCGATGAGTTGATACGACCAAGCATCGGCATTAAGCCAAAAATTATGGTCATACTCGACAATGCCAATGGCAATGATGCACGTACCGGCTACTTCATGGAGAACGGCTACGATGACTTCAAAGCCAAGTTGCTGGTTTCTGGTGACCTGCGTATGGGTGATTTGTATGTCACAGGCGTGTGTAAAAAGGTAAAGGATAAGGAAAAAGACTACACCAAAGATGAGATCGGCCAGTTTATCGACTTTATGCGGGAAGAGATAAATCTGGTTCGTCCAACTTACGTGCTGACGTGCGGCAGCCGGGCGACATCGCTGTTTAATAACAAGAGCAAGCCATCCGATCTTGTTGGGCGCAAAGAATATCTGCCAGACCTGGACGTGACCGTGTTCTATGGATTTAACCCGAATATTTTGTACTTCCGTCCAGAGGAAGGAGAAAAGCTGGAAGCCATTCTGGCAGAGGTAGCGGAGACTATTAACAAATGAATAAAGGAAAACACATGAGCGCAGCGGATAAAATTGCTCAAGAGTTCACAGCAATACCACAGGAGTTTCAGGAGAAGGCGATTGAAGCCACTCTGCGATCCCAGTTCTGGGAAATCATTGACTGCCCTGTCACGCTCGATCTGGCATTGGCGTTTGCAAAGCAGGATGGCGCCGACCCTATTTGTCGATTACGGAAATGCGCGCGTGCGCTGGCATTAAAAACGCAAGATCCAAAGGCGTGCCAATATCTGCTGGAGATTTATGAATCTGACAAACCAGAAGAAGAGCTGGCTTCATTTAAAGCGTTCCGTGCCCGTCTTGTCCTGAAGGTGGCCAAGGAGTTCATGGAGGTGAGCAAGATAGGCGACGTCAGAAGATACCGGCTTAAGAGGCAGACCAGAGTCACTCTATCAAACATTTTCGGTAGAAAAGTAGCATAAAGAAACCCGCCATATGGCGGGGTTTCTCATGGAGGTAGTAGAGAAGCCCTCC